CTGGCACAAGTTGGGCTTACCACAACCAATCAACCTCATACACAGGTTTTGTTATGTCGGTGGTTGGAACGACAATGACAGGCGGAACAATTATGGTTTACGGATACCGAAAGGTCTAAAAAATGAGCAACACAAAACCACTACTCGGAACTTTCCATGACGCCTTGACAGGCGAAACAGTTACACGGGAACTAACACCTGATGAGATAGCAGCACTACAACAGGCACCTGATGAAACGCCTAGTCCTGATTAGCTTTACCCTGCTGACACTTACAGCCTGTTCAGATCGTGTACGCCACAATTGCGCTACTACCGACACAGCCCACGACTCATTTATAGAAAGCAAATGCAAATGAAACCCGAAAACAGACTTACTAACGAGCAAATCAAAGCCCGCCTCATTCTTGTTGTAGGCGTATGCCTATCGAGCGCTTTTCTGTTTTCAATCGTTGCCCTGTTGTACGGCCTGCTGTTCGTAGTACAACCAACGGAACAAGCACCCAACGACTCTGAAGCGTGGGCAATCCTTTCGCCAATGCTTATGACCCTTGCTGGTGGCCTTATCGGTTTGCTGGCTGGCAACGGGCTTAAAGATAAACCAAAAGACCCACCACTGTCGTGAGGAAATACAGCTACTACCCAGCCTTTGATGGCAAGGCAGCACAGCCCGGCACAGTCAAACTTGTAGCCCTATGCGCAGCCAGATGGAAAACCAAAAACCTTGGTATTTATGTGCCACGCCTAATGCGCAACTCGCACACCGAAGGCAAAAAGATTGGCGACCCGGGCATGGAGAAATGGCTGTCGGTGCACTCAACTGGTGCAGCTTGTGATGTTGGCTATCCTGATCGTAAAACAGGCGTAGCAATGTGGGACTGGCTACTGGCGCACACTAAAGAGCTAGGCATTGAGGAAATCCACGATTACGCATTTGATGTGAACGTGAAGGACAAAGTGCAGGGCTACGGCAGAGGCTTTAGGTGCTCGCGAGGCGAGAACGCTGCAGGAGTCAAAATCTTTACCGCTACGGACAACGCTGGCAGTTTTGGTGGCAAGTGGCTGCACATTGAATTATCGCCAGCCATGGCTAAAGACGCCGACAAATTTCAGAAGGCTTGGGACTCAATCCCATACCCTTAAAGGACTCCCAGCCACTGTTTGAGCAGTGCTGGGGCTAGGTGGTGGGTGTCTTTGTTTCCATTGGGATATCCACCACCGACTTCGCAGATTGTGTAAAGTAATCACCGCTACTCAAATAGCAGAAAGTCAAAGGAAACATGATTTACACCGACCTACCACTGTTTAGGGCTTCTGACCCAGACACTTCACGGCAAGCCAGCCCACTCAAAGTTGGCACCCACAGGGCTGTGCTGCTCGAGCAGTACTTCTACGCCACCCTCGGCCTGACCGATGAGGAAGCAGGCGCTAGAGCCGCACTAGCTGGTCACGAGATTAAGGGCTATTGGAAGCGCTGCTCAGATTTGCGCACCATTGGACTAATTGAGGACTTAGGCATCCGTAGAGCGCTTACAAGTGGCTCTCAGGGCATTGTGTGTGCAATCACACAGGCAGGAATAGACACAGTTAGGGGCTGGGCATGACCGATGGACAATTCGTAGTCAGTTTCGTTATCGGCTGGGTGTCCTGCTGGCTGTACCTCAAAATGATGGCAAACCGACCATGATACCGACATGGGGCTATGTGGCTCTAAGGTCTAAAGATAAGAAAACCATGGTGCAAGTCTTTACAGACTTATCCACAGGCCTGATTGTTTATACCCAAGTCTGCCAACGTGCGCAGTCTTGGCATTCATGGGGGCCGCCTACAGAAGTTGAGAGAGTTGATTAAGAAACTCATGGCACTAACGCTTATCCTCGCCCTATCCACACCAGCCCACGCAGATGCAGCTGCTTTGTCATGTCCTAAATGGGAACCACTAATGGCTGAGTATTTTCCTAAAAAGGTTGTGCCTGTCATGTCAAAGATTGCCTATCGAGAGTCCCGATGCAACCCTAAAAGCCTGTCTGCTGTCAGGGCTAATGGCCGCCCAGATGTGGGCCTGCTACAGATACAAGGCAGTTGGGCTACTGTGACACGCGCAGTCTGTAAAAAACAGGATGTGATCAAGGCACTGCTCACAGTCCGATGCAACCTCAAAGTGGCACAGTATCTGTACCGCAATGGTGGGCTAGGTCACTGGCGAGCAACATCAGGAAAATAACAAAGGAAACAAATGGAAACATCAACAGGTGAACTAATTGCAAGGCTAATGAACCTCAGCAACCAACTTGCTATAGAGCTGCGCTTTAAAGAGTCCAGCCTTGTGCTTGAAGTTGTCGGGCTACTGCACTCACTACCGACTATTGCTGAGCAAAACCGCCAAGCGTGGCACCCATCGCTTAACACTTCTGGCGCTTCTAAAGGCATTACCTACATCAGCACTGTTAAACAAACACATGAGTGAGTACACCCACAATGATGACGTGGCAGACCTGCTCTATGCCCGTGAGCAAGAAATCCTTGTGCTAAAAGCAGCGCTTGCCTACTGCAATGCGGAACTAGACCGCCTAGAGAAAGAACACGCCCGTGGCTTTTAACCTTGACGATTACGAACCAGTAGCCAGCAGGCTTGACCGCTTCCTAAAAGCACACCCTGATGCCCGGGTGATTACTGATCTTGTGCACTACTTAGCAGACATTGCTGTGTTTAAGTGTGAGCTGTGGCTAAACGATGAAATTATCGCTACGGGCTGGGCAGAGGAAATACGCGGCCAAGGCAACGTGAACCGCACCAGCCATCTCGAGAACTGTGAAACAGGCGCTGTGGGTCGTGCACTCGCTAATGCTGGCATGAGTGGGTCGGACATTAATAAGCGCCCAAGCCGTGAGGAAATGGGCAAAGTGGTCAGGATGCAAGGCGACACACAGATCACTGAGAACAGCAACCTTGCCAGCGACAAGCAACAGAACATGATCAGAGCCGTCTGTAAATCCATGGGCAAAGTGCCACCAGCCAATTTGCAGGCCATGACCAAGCGCGAAGCAAGTGCCTACATAGACACGCTCAAATCAGGTGAGCAGGCAGCGCCTCAGTACGACACACCAGAGGAACCGTTCTAATGAGTGTTTTGCAAAGCACCTATATTAAAGAATTGCAAGACCTTGACAGGTACGGGAAAAACCCTGAAGGCAGGCCACCAATTCAAGTGCATGTTGCGGCATCATTCTGGGAGCATGTGCACATGTCATTAGAAAGTTGCGAGCAAGAAATGGTCGAAATTAACATGACCATAGAAGATGCAAAAGCGGTACTTGCTGGATTAAGCGAGGCTATCCAATCTGCCGAAAAAGGCAGGGCTTTAAACAATGCTTGACCTGTTTACGCAACTGATCATGATTACCGCTGTGTTTATGTGTGGCTTTCTACTAGGCGGAAAATGACAGGCATCAGCGAAGCGTCATTCCTGCAGCAAATCAAAGGGCTGGCCTATATCCACGGTTGGGACTGCCACCACGCACAACCGAGCATGACACGCACCGGGCGATACATCACCACAGGCGCTGCAGGCTTTCCTGACCTTGTGCTGGCTCACAAAACTAAAGGGCTGATATTTGCTGAACTCAAGACAACTAAAGGCAAGACAAGCATTGCTCAAGAGCATTGGCTGAACATCCTTAACCGCCATGCAGAGGTTTACATCTGGCGACCCGAGCAGCTGCAAGAGATTGAGCACAGGTTGTCAAGATGCTGACGATTGCTTGGTATGCACTAATGATCAGTATTGGTGTGGCTATTATTCAAGGCATCCGCAAGGATTAACCTTCCACAACTGAGCAAGCCCTACATCGCTGGGAAAGCGACAAGGCAGGCATGGCCACATAGGGAGTTGAACTCTGTTGGTGTTTACACGGGAACGTGGGTCGTGCAGTGCGCCTAGCCTCTTGTGATGACTTACTTGAATGGATGCTGGGGTCAGCCACTGTTCAGCGTCTAAACGTCACAAATACGAATGGTGTCCACTTCCCCAAGGTGTCCGGCAACCAAGAGCTACTTGCTCTGAACTGTGGGGAACACAAACCCCAGACTGTCTGTAGCAATGAAAGCAACCGCAGCGAAGCAAGGGCGCTAGTAGCATCACCACATGGCAGGCAACAGAAAAACAACCCAGCAGTACCGACAAAACAGAGCAGC